CGCCCACCCGGGGGCACCCCCCGCCGCCCCCCGGGCTGGGGGTGATGCCCGCCGCGGCGGCCGTCAGCCCGCCGGTTAAAATGCCGATGGCCCCCTCTTCTTCGATGGCCGTTTTGACCCCTTTGGCCAGCAGGTGCCCGAACCCCAGCAGGGGCACGGTGGCCCCGCAGCCCGCAAACTCGGCCAGCGGCGCGTACCACCCGATGGCGGAAAGCACCACCCCGGCCACTACATAGCCCGTTAAAACGCGGGCCGGGGTCAGGGCCGTCAAGTCGATCAAAAGCTGGCCCGCCACGCAGATGAGCCCGCCCACCACAAACGCCCAGAAATACTGCATCTCATCATCCTCTCGCAGTGCATTCCGGCCCGCGCAGCTCCACCAGATGCGCAATGGCCGGGATGCTCTCTTTTTGTAAAAACGTGGTCTGGCTCATAAGCGCCCCGGTGGCGATGAACAGCACCCGCCGATAGCTCCCCCGCTCCAGCCTCGGCAGGATGTGCCCGCAGAGGACGGCGGCACAGCAGCCCGGGCCGGAGCCGCCGCTCTTGACGTTCTGCCGGGCGGCATCGTAGAGGATGCTGCCGCAGTCGATGTGGTTTTTCATCACCAGGCCCTCGGCGGTCAGGATCTCCCGGAACAGGCGGCTCCCGAGATGGCCCAGGTCCCCGGTGTAAATGGCGTCAAAATCTTTGGGCTCCTGCCCGGTGTCGTGCAGATAGCGCAGTAGAGTGGCCGCTGCCGCCGGGGCCATGGCGGCGCCCATGTTGTTGATATCCTTGATCTGGTAATCCTCCACCCGGCCAAAGGTGGCGGCATCGATCATGCGGGAAGCACGGCTGCACAGCACACCGAACGCCGTTTCTGGCACCATGCCGCCTGCAGCCGCATACTGGTCATAGGTGCAGTAGAGCATGGCCTTATGCCTCGATGCGCTTGATGTACAGGGTCTGGGGCTTGGACACCTTGATGCCGTACACCTTGCGGCCCTGCACAGCGGATGCGCCGATGTACTTGCCGGAGCCGCCCAGATCCTGCAGGTGCACCGGGGTCTGCCACTCCATGACGCGGTGGCACCAGTTGGGATGGCCGCAGATGAACTCGGTGGTGGTCTTTTTGGTGGCCACGCGGGTGGCGTTCTCAAAATCCATGTTGTTGGACTCGTACACCGCAAAGCCCGCGATCTGGCCCACCGCGCCAGTCTGCACCAGCTGCTGGGACAGATCGCCCTGCTTGATGAAGCGGTCGTCCTGCATGAGGAGCTCCAGATACTCGGGACTGACGATCATCCAGCGGCCGGCCTGCGGTACGCCGTTGCGGCTCAGGGTGCGCTTTGCGGCCAGAGCTTCCTTGTAGGCGGTGGAAGCGGTGCAGGCGGTCTTGGTGGCGCTGATGTTGGCACCCGCTGCGCCCTGCAGCGTCTCGATGGACTTCTTGTCGATGGACAGAGCCATGGAGTAGCCTGCGCTGTCCAGACGCTCGGCGGTGATGCCGTCGGGCACGGATGCAGCGTCAAAGCCGTCGATGATCTCGTTCACGGCCTCGTCGTTGTCGATGTCCAGATCCAGATAGGTGGTGGTGCCGGCATCGGCATCCACGCCGTTTGCCTTGTCGTAGGCCTTGACGGCAACCTCAGTGTCGCGGACAGGAATCTTGACCTTACCGGCCTTGGGGCTGCCCTCGTAGCGGTTGTTGAAGATGGTATTGTCGCGGGTGACCAGAGTCGCACGCAGCTTTGCATCTACCAGAGCGGAATAACGCTCCTGACTTGCATGTGCCATAGAAATCTCCTTTCGTTGTTACAGGTTCAGTTCAGGGTTCAGGGATTTGAAAGCGGCTTCCACACCATCGCTGTCGTTGGCGAGCGGTGCACCGTGCTCGGCTCCGGTGGAGACCACGGCCACACCGGCTGTACCGTCCTCACCAAAGGCCCACGGATTCGCCTTGGCAGCATCGTCCAGTGCCTTTGCAATGTCGGTACTGCGGTCGGCAGAGCCTTTCAGGGCATCCAGATCCAGCAAAGCCCGCACTGCCTTGACGCTGCGGCCCTTCTTGCTCATGATGGCGGCATTCAGGGCATTATCGAAGGCAAAGCCCTCGGCCTGCGCCTTCATGTCGGCTTTCAGCTTGGTGACCTGCTCCTGCAGGCCTGCCACGTCCACGCCGTCAAAGGCTTTCAGGCCGTCCTGTGCGGTTTTGAGCTGGGCGTTTGCGTTGTCCAGCTGGGTCTGCAGGGCCGTGGCGGCAGACTTCTCCCGGTTGATGTCTGAGCCGTTCTCCTGCATGATCCAGTTCAGCTGTTCATCGGTGATGCCGGGGATCTTGTTCTTCACGTCTTCACGCTTCATGGTGGAAACTCCTTTCGTGTGTGAGACCTCAGTTTTTTACACTGTTCTCTGTCAGTATTCGGTCGTGGGCGGGGTACGCGCCGCCCGCCGCATGGCACCGTTTGCAGGACTCGAACCTGCCGCTTCCGGTTTTGGAGACCGGCGCTCTTCCGACATGAGCTAAAACGGCATGAAAAAAGCACTGGGCAAATTTTGCACAGTGCTTAAAAATGGGCAAAAGAAAACCACGGTGCGTGTGCATCGTGGTTTAGTTGATATTATGAATTACGGCGTGCAACAGTAGATTCTGTCGTACACTGCTTCGCCCTCACGAGAAAGAGCTGTCGGCTCGTCATTCTCGTCAAAGGTCGATGTGATGAAATCATCAAGCTCCAAAAGAAGTTCATCCAGACTTTTGCAGTTTACCGCGCTGGGAACATGCTTCTTCAAAAACTCCTTGGAATCAGGATCTAAATCTTCAAAACAAAAGGTCATTTCTGCTCACTCCTTGGATTCAGCTGAATCAGCTGTCCCGTGTCTGGGTTTATCGTGACGATCGCTTTGCCAATAAGGCGCACGCTTCGCTTTCCTCTTGAATCCGTTTTTACAGGGTTGATGCGCTCAGGATTCAAAACGGTATCACGCATGGCTTCATAGCCAACACCGCTTCGCCGGATGATTTTAAGGTCATATTTTAACTTATCGGGGTCGACCAATGTGCCGAACATACGCTCCATGAAATGGGCGGTATGTCCGGTAATAACAGTACCATCCGCAGTAGTCTTGCCAACAAGCTCGGTCTGGATGCGCTCGTGCGTACTCTTGTACAGGTCAAAACCTGCAAGCGGCGAAAGCCAGCCACTTTTTACGCTGTTGGCATATTGCATCAGCAACCGATATTCTTCGGTATTATTATACCGTGCATCATAATATTTTGCAACGGTATTCAGGCTGGTACTCTGCGCATTGATAGACTTGAGCCAGTCGGTGTGATGCGCCTGAGATTTTGCGCTTGCCCTACTGGCTTCACTCCTGCCGAACTTCGGCACGCTGACACGGGCGCTGTCCACTCTGCCGCCGGTGGCCTTGGTGAAATCACTCAGGCTCTGGCGGGCGGCTTTCAGGCGCACAGCGCTGTCAGTGGTGTCCAGCCCGGCGGCGTCCTCGGCCAGATACCGCTTTTTCCAGCGGCGGACGTTCCGCTCCCGGGCGCGCTGCATCTGGGATATCTCGTAAGCGGTGTACTTTTTGCCGTTCCACTCGATGTCCCGGGCGTTCAGCTCCCGCAGCTGCTCCTGCGTCCATTGGGGCGGGTCGCCCAGCTCCGGGAACACCGCGAAAAAGGTGTGGCGGCAGTTCCAGCCGCAAAGGCCTGCGCCGGTGCCGTAGCCGGTGGCAGCTTCAAAATCCGGGTAGTGCTTGCCCTTGTAGTCCACCGCGCCGCCCCGGTGAAAGCGCCTGCCCTGCCACTCTGCATGAGAAGGACGGGCACCGCCGTGGGCGGTCGTCTCCACAAATTCGCAGCCCATTTCGTCCATGCGGGCCACCTGCAGCTTGCCAGTCGTCTGGTTTACACCGGTGAGCACGGCACGGCGGGCGGCCACCTCGATGCTGTCCTTGTGGCCGCTGGGATATGTGACCATGGGCATGTCGTCTGCAAGGCTGTCCACAGCCTGTTTGACGGCGGTTTTGTAGTCGAAGGCACCGGTGCTCACCTTGAGCCATGCAGCGTCCAGTGTGCGTTCAAAGGCCCCTGTGACGGTGTTTGCCGTGGTGGCGGTGAGGTTCTGCCATGTGCCGCAGGTCTGGCGGGCACCGGCGTCTAACAAATTGTTCAGGGCGGCGCTCTCTTCAAAAGGGGGCGGCTCCATGTCGTAGTGGTAATAGATCGCATCTTCACGCTCTAAGGCTTCGGTCGCGGTCTGCAAAAGCAGCTTGCGGATGGCCGTTTCGCTCTTGCCGGTGTACTTCGCCAGCAGCTTCACCACGTCGTTGCGCACCGCTTCGGTCTGCTGGTAGCGCCACAGCTGCCAGTTAGCGGTGGGGGTCACGGCGTCCATCTTGCCGATGCGCCGGGCAACGTCCTGTAAGATCGCGTCCTCGACCTGCTGCCAGAGCTGCACAAAGGCATCCGGCATCTGGTCGAGATAAGACGGCGGCAGCATCAGGCACCCCCGAAGGTGAGGGCTTCGTCAGTGTGGCTGTCTGCCTTGGCTTCTTCTGTCCACTGGTGGGCTTCCTCCTCGCTCAGGCTGTACCGGGCGGCGAGGTAGCGGCAGCGGGGCACAAGGCCCGCAATGGCGTCCTCCCGCAGCTGGTTTGTGCGTTCCTGCTCACTGACGATGTAACTGTCGTCCCAGTTGACGGAAATGCTGGTCTCCGGGTCCACCGGTGCGCCCAGCAGGTTCTTTGCGGCCCACAGGATGGCCCGCAGAATGCCGATCAGTGCCGTCTCGATGGGGATCTGGTTCTTGTTGGCGTTCTGCACCAGATCCTGACGGCTGCCGGTGTACTCGGTGGCGGTGGTCACGGTGCCCTGATCGAACTTATAGCGGTGGCAGCCCAGTTTGCACTTGAAGCTCATCATGTCCAGCGCGTCCTGCACCGCCTGATGGTTGGAAGCGGTGCGCAGGTCGGGGTTATACTCACGCCATGCAGCGGGCTGGTCGATGCCGCCTTCCGGCGTGGGCAGCTCGTAGAAGATCTGCCGGTGGACGGCATCCGGAGGCACGGCGTGCTCGGTGCCTTCCTTGTCCACCCACTTGCGGCACAGGGAGCGGTCATAGAAGATCTTCTTGCCGCCGAGGCGGATATCCTGCCGGTAGTTGTCGAAGGCGTAGTCCACCATCTGCGCGGCGTCCAGCGCTTCGGAAAAGATGCTCATGCCCAGCCCCATGCCGCCGTCAAGGTTCTTGACAGCAGCCGGGCTGAACAGGCTGAACCATGCCGGTGCGCCGGTGACCGTGATGCTTTTCACCGTGCCCGGCAGGGTCTTGTCCTCGGTGAGCTTGGAAAACTTCGGTGTGCCGGAGATGTCGTCCGTCACCTCAAACCATTCGTTGGTGATGGCGCGGCTGCCGTTCCTGACCGTGTGGGTCTGCAGGTAGACGGCAGGCTTGCCGCCCATCATGCACTCGGACACAAAGGCCGCTTCGGTCACAACGCCGCGCTCCACGCTGATGGGCAGGATGCAGCAGGCTGGGTCGTAGTCCAGCCGGATGCTCCCCTGCGGCGAAGGCAGAGCGTTGCCGGAGGCATCCACCGTCAGGTTCTCCACGCTCATCACAAAAGCGCCGGTGCCCGACCAGTAGGCCTGCTCCACCAGCCGGTTTGCGTTCTCCCAGAAATGCAGCTGCCGCAAAAGGCCGCCGGTCTGCTGTTCATCGCTGCCCAGCAGATAGGCAGAGGTGGATGCATCGCCGATCTGGAGAGTGGTCTTGTCGTTGAGCAGCAGGTTTGCCCAGTCCTCGCAGACGTGCTTCGGCATCCGCAGGGAAGCCAGACGCCGCGAAATGACGCTGCCGTCCGGTGCGTCCTCTTTCTGGTCGTGGATGTCGGGCACGTCGCCCTTCCACCACTGCCGCCAGACTTCGATGTTGCCGTAGTAGTCCGCATCGAGGTGAAGATGCTTTGTTTTGTTCAGGTAATCGATAAAAGCGGCAACATTCATCTTGCAGTCAGTCTCCTGTAATCGCGCTCGATGGTATACTCGAACGCATCCAATGTATCAATGTCGGTGGTGCCGTCGTCCAGACGTTCATCCACACCGGGGTGCTTCTGGCTCCAAAGAGCCGCAGCAAGCGCATTCCGCAGGGTGGCGGCCTCCGGCATATACCAAAAGCGCCCGCCACCCATGAGAATGGATGTCAGGCGGATGCGGTCGATGATCTGGATCTTGGCACTGTTCTGCACCCGGTCGGCCAGCCAGGAAAGCGGGCAGGCCCGCAGCCGGGTGCGGATGTGGTTGATCAGCGTCTGTTCGGCGCTGTCGCAGAAAATATAGTGGATCTCGCCGTACCGCGCGAACACGGCGGTGCAGAACTCAATGAGCTGCGCGGCGAGGTAGTCAGCGTCCTGATCCTTCGGGTCGATGCGGGCGGATGCCAGACCCACGACCCCCGCGTAGTAGGGCAGGATGCCGGTGGCCACGAATGCGTGCCGGGAGCCGTTGCCGCCGAAGTCCACCCCGATGTGAATGCGCCACGGGCGGCAGGGGGTGGCTGCGGGCCAGAGAAAGCGGCCATCCCCGGCGGCAATGCTGTCTGCAAAAGGGCGGTAGATGATGCCGCCCGCTGCAGCCCACTGGCCGAGGATAAAGCGGTTATAGTAGACCGTGCCCGCGTACTCCTTTTTCAGCTGAGCCACGAACTCCGGCGGCAGAGTGGGGTTGTCGTCGATGGTGTAGGCCTGACAGTAGATGTCCGCGTCGCTGTCCAGAAACTGCTTGAACCAGTGCTGTGGGTTATCCGGGTTGCAGGTGCCGTCAAAATGGCTGTGCGGACAGGACAGACGGCTTTTCAGCATCTGAAATACGCCCTCGTCCCATGTGGTGATCTCGTCCCCATAGGCGTACTCGAAGGCAGCACCCTGAATGCGGGCAATGTGCTTTTTGTTGTCGGCACCCAGCACGTACACCTTGCGGCCGAACAGCTGCACGATGTTGCCGGACGCCGAGGTGCGCACCACGCCCACAAGCTCCGGACCCCAGAGGGCCCGCATGGGCTCCAGCACGTTGCGTTCCAGCGTGCCGAGGGTGTTGCCCAGCATGACGCAAAGGCCCTCGTCCCGGGCCGCGCAGATGCGCTTGGGGATGGTAACAGCGCAGTCCAGATAGGTCTTGCCGGAGCGGGTGGCCCCAGTCTTGACGTTCCAGCGGTGGGAGCAATTGCGAAGGAACTCCTGCTGAAACTCAGTCAATGGCACTGTCCACACCTCCCAGCAGCTTGCGGGCAGCTTCCAGTGCATCCGCCGCCGGGTCCTCCTGCACGGTCTCCTCGCCCAGCATCTTCAGCAGCACCCCGGCGGCACGGGCATCACCGCGATTGGCGGCTTCAGGAAACACCAAACCCCA